GTTTAAGGAAGTAGACAAGAAAGAAAAAGATAAGAAGATCAAAGAGTCAAACGGTCAACATGCATCGGCCAAGAATCTAGATCCGCAAACGCAAAAGAATCTACAAAAAAGTTATGCAGAATTTGACAAGGTTGCGGCCGCACTGCCACAAGTTAAAGGACTAGGCGAGTTATCAGATCTTGAACTGGACAAACTGGCCATAGAAGCAGAAGAGAGTTACAAGAATCTAATGGATCTGGGCATGAACGTAGACTCACGCTATTCAGGACGTATATTCGAGGTGGCAGGTAATTTCCTACGTAATGCCATAGATGCCAAAAGCGGCAAGATTGACAAAAAGCTCAAAATGATCGAACTACAACTCAAAAAGCAGAAGTTGGACCAAGGCAATAAAGACGGTGGTCCTATAGAAGAAAGCGATGGATTTGTGATATCTGATCGTAACGAATTAATGAAGAAACTACTGAAAAAAGACTAAATATTGCATATGAGCACGTTTAAGGACTACCTAACAGAATCTTCTAAGTCGTATGACTATAAAATAAAGATCGCAGGGGCATCGAAAGATATTGACAAAAATGCTTTGGAAACTGCACTGCAAAAATTTGATCTTGCCAGCATGTCAGCAGGTAAGACCACACCCATCATGACATTACCACTTGATTTTCCTGCCTTAAGCAATGAGCAGGTAACAATATTTGATGTGACAACAAACTATCCAGAGTCACCAAGGGTGATGCATGAATACCTTTCAGACTTATTGAGGATTCCAGCAACACACATTGTTGTAAGAAAACCAAATGAGCCAACAGAAGAATACCAAAACGACATGCAGGTTGCGAAGAAATCAGAATACGCAAACAAACTGCATGACATAGAATACAAAGATGCACCCAAAGTGAATGCAGAAGACTACCATTCAACAAAAGCAAATATGGGTCTATTGAAAGAATTACTAAAAGACAGAGAAGTCAACAAAGACGCTCCGAAAGAAAAAGAGAATGCAATGAGCAAGGAAGAAGTAGGAACACCTAGTCCTTTATCTAAATCAACCAACCCACATCCGGACCCAAAAAGGAAATAAGTTATGGAAATGATCGACGTGTTAACAAAATTAAAAGAAATAGCAGAATCAAAACCTGAATTGGTTAAAGACGCAGTGGAGAACGTTGAGAAAACAAATCCAAAAGCAGTCACAGAAGGTGGCATGAAAGACTACTTGCATGACGAGGCAGAGAAAATGTCTAGAGAAGAATTCATCAAAAAACACGGTGAAAGCCTAGCAGGTTTTTGGGATAGCATAAATGGAACAGAAGAAGCGGTTGAAGGAAAAATTCCAGCAGGCTTAAAAGCGTACCAAGACAAAAAAGCAGGCAAAGAAGAAAAAGAAGACAAAAAAGAAACTGTTAAAGAAGCAATCCAAATTTCAACTGACTCACCACAAGAAGCGTCAATGATGATGCAGATCTTGAAACTAGCAGGTGTGCAACAAGTAGACCAAGACATGATTAGTCAAGAGCCGGAACATGGATCAGACATGGATCAAGACGATGCGGCAGGTTCAATGGACATGGCTAGGATGAGAGACATAATCAAGAATCCAGAAGACGAGCAAAAAGAAGAAACGTTTGCAAACGAACCTGAAGAGAAAGTACAAGACATAGACAGTTTGGTAAACAAACATTCAGGTGGATTGAACAGACAAAAGCAAACTCATCCAAGAGTTTCTCCAGGCGACAATCCAATGGCGGCGGAAGACAAGATTACTGAGGAAGAGTTAGCGAACAGTCTTAGAACACAGTACGAAAGTTTCAAAACTGCATATCAAGAAGCGGCAAAACCTGACTTCTTAGACATGGACAAAGATGGCAATAAAAAAGAACCAATGAAAAAAGCCATCAAAGACAAAGAAGCAAAGTAATACTTTTCCAAGTACCATCACAGCGTTAAATACTACACTATGGCGTATGTATCACTAGATAGCGACCAGATTAAGAAGGCGCACAAGAAACACAAGTACAGCAAGACACAAGTAGAACAACTTGAGAAATGCATGGATACTAAAACCGGACCATTGTTCTTTATGAAAACATTCATGAAGATACAGCACCCGGTCAAAGGATCAATGCCATTCCACCCATTTCCATACCAAGAGAGACTGATCAACAGTTATAACGATCATAGATTTTCAATTGCCATGTTACCTAGGCAAACAGGAAAGACCACATGTGCCTCTGGTTTCCTTATTTGGTATGCCATGTTCAGGCCAGATTCACAGATACTAATCGCGGCACACAAATACGCAGGTGCGTCTGACATCATGTCTAGGGTGCGTTATGCCTATGAGATGTTGCCCAGTTGGATCAAAGCAGGCGTAACACAGTACAACAGAAACAGTATAGAATTTGACAACGGTTCAAAGATAATGGCAACCACTACAACTGAGAACACAGGTAGGGGTATGTCACTTACATTGATATATTGTGATGAGTTTGCATTCGTGCAACCACCGGAGAAAGCCAAAGAGTTCTGGACATCACTGTCTCCAACATTGAGTACAGGTGGTAAGTGTATGATCACAAGCACACCCAACTCGGATGAAGACCAGTTCGCATTGATGGAAAGAGGCCAATAAACGATTTGACGAATACGGCAATGACAAACTGATAGGAACCAATGGTTTCTATGCCATGAAAGCACACTGGTCGGAACACCCTGACAGGAACGAAGAATGGGCGGAAGCGGAAAAGGCCAGGATAGGTGATGAGAGATTCAGAAGGGAGCATGAATGTGAATTCTTGATCTTTGATGAAACCTTAATAGACAGTATACACCTAGCAGACATGGAGCCCTCGGCTCCTGTTGAAACGACAGGGCAGGTACGTTGGTTCAAACGTCCAACACCAGGAATGACCTACATGGTATCATTAGACCCTGCTATGGGAACAGGTGGAGATTACGCCGCAATACAAGTTTTTGAATTACCCACGTTTGAACAAGTGGGAGAATGGCATCACAACACGACACCAATGAATCAACAGGTAAGAATCCTGCAGGGAATTACAAAACATCTTCATGATGCAATCATGGAAAAAGATGCAACAGCAACTCCACAAATATTCTATTCCATGGAAAATAACTCAATAGGTGAAGCGGCCCTTTTAAGGGTAATGGATATAGGTGAAGAAAATATACAGGGTATGTTCTTGTCAGAGCCAATAAGGAAAGGACACAGAAGAAAGTTTAGAAGAGGATTCAACACCACAGCAAAACACAAGATAGATGCATGTACAAAATTCAAAGAACTTATAGAGAACAATAAGATGAAGATTAACTCACAGTTGTTGATATCAGAACTTAAGGACTTCGTAGCATCAGGAATGAGCTTCAAGGCCAAACCGGGACAGCATGACGACCTAGTAAGCAGTTGTTTATTAATGACACGTATGATGAAGGTATTGGCGGATTTTGACCCTAAAATATTTGAAAAATGGACAGATCGTACAAGTGAGATAACACCAATGCCCATATTTGGATCGTTCACAGGATAATAAATACACTATATGAACCCTAAAAACTCCGAAGATTTATTCAACAAGATCAGATCACAGTTCTCAAACATCAGACTGGGTGATGAGAATGGTGCCGCTACAGCCGATCCAAGCAGTGCGGTATTCTTCGAGTTTGAATTCCAAGAAGATGCAGACACTTTTGGTAGTGTGAGCATAAGCCTAGCGGATGGCGAGAACATGAAAGTGTACTACAACAGGGATCTAGTCAGTAAAATTGACGAGGACAGCAGAGACGAATGGTATGCGTTCCTTAAGGAGTTGAAAGACTTCGCAGTGGAGCACCAAATGAGGTTCGATGTCAGGGATATCACCAAAAACAACCTAACGAAGCAGGACTATGAAAATCTTGCAGATACGAACAAAACGGTAAATACTGACGAGATGCAGGAAGAACTAGACAGAATCACTAAATTAGCAGGGGTTACAGAAGGCCTAACAGGCACTGCAAAACGTTCGTACGAGAACCTAAACAAAACAAAATTGATAATCAGACACAAAGGCAAAGTTGATGAGACTGTGCCGGGTGCAAGATCAAGACAGATACAATCACTATACATCGAAAACGAAGAAGGCGAAAGATTCAAGTATCCATTGACTCATTTAGCAGGTGCTAGAGCAATGATGAGACACGTGTCAAATGGTGGAAGACCACATGATGAGTTTGGCGAACACATTGTTAGAACGTCAGAAGATATAGCAAAATTAAATTCATTCTCAAGATATGTTACCAACAAAGATCAGTTGAACGACAACGCAGGGGACATCATTGAGCAGACAAAATTGAAACTAGAGAACCTAAGAGGTTACATGAAGAACCTTTCTAACCAAGCACACTACGAGAACGCAAGTAAAGATTTCAAAACATCAGAAGAACAGATACTGGACGACGAAACTGTTAACAAAATGAGAGAGAAGTTCACAATGACAAACCTAGACAGCAGAGTTGAAGATGCACTACCAATCATAAACAGAATAATGAGTGAATTAGAAAACGCACCTAAAGAAGAACAAGTAGACGAAGGACACTATCCACACGCAAAAAATTTCCAAGAACTTTATGGAATCACAGATCTTGGACAATATAAAGATATGGCCAATGACGCTCAGTCAATGGACGCAGAAGAATTTAATGATACATATGGAAGCACAATAGATATGGCAAATGATTTTTGGACTGACCACCAGAAACAAGTTAACGAACTAGAACCAGATGCAGAACCAATTGACGCACCTGTACAAGCACCAGTGGACCACGGAGCAGTAGTGCAAAGTTTCCTTAATGATCCAGACAGCAAACTAGTATTGAGAAAAGACGATTCAGCAGACAAGATGTTGAAAGTTACAAAATTCACAAACAAGAACACAATGTTGAGTTCTATACTGTCAGACATAGCATCAAGACTGTTGACTAAATCAGGCGAGGAAGATAGAGTGGCAAACTTTGCTTCAAGAGTAGCAGATGAGATGGAACAAGAAAATTCAGCAACATTCAAAGCAACTCCGGACTACATCAAGAACAAGAAGATCGCAGTACAGTTGGCAAAGAGATACATCGACGACTACAAGAAAATGCAATCAGAGCCAGGATACACGGATCAAGTGAGAATGGATCCTGCTGATTTCAGTCCCAAGAAAGACATCAAAGGCAAAGCAAAAGAAACAGAAGCGTTTGAAGGTTGGATTGACTCTATGGTTGATGAAGGTGGTATCAAACCTTATGTGTCAATGAGCAGGGGCGAAGACAACGGCAAGATGAGGTACAATGTACTAGACAGAAATGAAAAAACAATCTTCTCATCCGTAGACCAGGAAGAGGCACAAGATTTCTTAAGGCTAAACTTTGACAAGTTGAGAGCAGGCGAGATGGAAGTTGCGTCAGGCGGCGTGGACACCGTGGATGTGGACGAATATGCAAAAGAGCCAAAAAATCCAGAAGACAGAGACGCAAAATTAAAAGCACTACAGGACATCCAGATGGATCCAAACACAGCAAAAGATCCTGAAATGGTAAAAACAATGATCCAACGTAAAAAAGAATTAATGAAAGAACCAGTAGCGGCCGAGGGCAATCAATTTGCTCAGGCAGTGCAAAAAGCCAAAGCCGCTGGTATGAAAGCAGGCGACAAGTTCAAGGTTGGTGACGATGAATACACTCTCAAAGATGCCATAGAGATGGCAGGCTTACAACTTGGAGAGTTCTTCTCAGAAGAAGAAATAGAAGTCCCAGAAGAAGCACAAGCGGAAGCGGAAGTAATCAACACCGAACTGGACAGAATCAAGACACTGGCCAACATAGCATAATAAAATCTCCACATTACCAATAATAGTAGTAGACAACTGATAAATATAGTTGTATATTATGTACTATATGTCTAATATACACTTAGGCAACAACAAACATAGGCACAATAAAGGAGGCTTACATTATGGCATCATTGGCTGAAATAAGAGCGAAGTTAAAATCTCAAGAAGTGAATCGCTCCACTTCCAACACAGGCGGAGACAACGCCATTTATCCACACTGGAATATAAACGAAGGCTCAGAAGCAGTCATCAGGTTCTTACCAGATAAGGATACAAACAATACATTTTTCTGGACTGAAAGAAACATGATCAAACTACCTTTCGCGGGTATCAAAGGTCAGACTGATTCTAGACCAGTTACAGTGCAAGTACCTTGCATGGAGATGTATGGCAAGACTTGTCCAGTACTGACAGAAGTCAGACCATGGTTCAAAGACAAGAGCATGGAAGACATGGGCAGAAAATATTGGAAAAAGAAAAGTTATATTTTCCAAGGTTTTGTCACAACAAATCCACTAGCAGAGGACTCAACTCCTGAGAATCCAGTCAGAAGATTTATAATTGGACCTCAGATCTTTAACATTATCAGAGGAGCATTGATGGATCCAGAGATGGAAGAAATGCCAACTGATTACGTAAAAGGTGTGGACTTCAGAGTCACCAAAACAACTAAAGGTGGTTATGCTGACTACTCAACATCAAAATGGTCAAGAAGAGAACGTGCATTAGATGAGGCAGAGAGAGCCGCAATCGAAACACATGGTTTACACAACCTAGGTGACTTCAGACCAAAAGAGCCAACAGAAGCAGAGGTAAAAATAATCGCAGAACTATTTGCGAAATCTGTGGAAGGTGAGGCTTATGATCTCGAGCAGTATGGACAGTACTTCAGACCAGCAGGCGTGGCTTACCAAGGTAAACCACAGGTAGCAGTACCAACAGCATCGGCTCCAGCGGCAACACCAGTAACAGAAGCGGCACCAGTAACTGCGGCACCTGTA